ACTTGTGCATCAGGTAGCTAGCCGCAAGAGACGGAAGGCTTTCGATAGGCAGACGCACAATGATATCGACAACGACCTTGCGGCTGATGACGTTCGTGTGCTCGATGCTGTCGTAGATGTAGTTGCCACGCCGAACGTAGCGCAGCTTCTCAGCCGGTAGCTTGCGCTCCACGTCCGAGATACGGAGGTCGAGTGCAGATGCCGGGACACTCACACGTCCCTCGTTGTCGGGGACAAGCGTGAGCAGATGTTCGCGGTTGAACCACCACCCTGTCTGTTGAAAGTCTACGTCTTCCGTATCGAGGATACGTGACGCTGCCTGTACAGACGGATGCGTGGATGTAGTAGAACTCACACCGCCCTCACCGATAACGGAGAGCATTGAGTTAATAATTGTAGCGCGGTCCACTTTATATCCTATGCAAAATGCCCGGCCACTCTTGCGAGCGACCGGGCGAATTGGTGTAGTTAGAGTTCAGGCTTACGCCTTGAACACAGCACCGCACACGTCGGGGCGGTTGACCGAGACACCGAACGCCAAGAAGCTGTCGATGAACCACTGCTTCTCTTCACGGTTGAACCAGATGTCCGACGTGAGAGGAATGGTCTCGCCAGCCATCAGCGACTTCGGATGCAGGATCACAGCGACGGCCTTCGCCTCAGTCGCGGACACATCGTACGCATTGCTGTTGCCAGCATTGGACAGGAAGTGACCAGTGATCGCAGCCTTCGGCAGGCGCGCAGTCTTGACGATGCGAGCACCGTGGATCAGGTAGAGCAGACCCTTGGCATAGCTGCCGTTGCTGTCTGCGCCTTCGCCTGAGAAGATGCTGGACATCAGCTTGTTGTGGTCGAGCAGCACTTGGAAGTGCGTCGGACGAACGAAGACAACCAGTTCTTCAACCGGAATCTCTTCCTCTTCCATCGCAACGATGATGCCCTGAATGGCCGCAGACAGCTTGTCGGGATCGAGTTCGTCACCGGCCGAGGCCAGCGTGGCGTTCTTGCCAGCGCCAATAGACTGCTTGGAGGCAGTACCGTCACCGAGGACCGGGGCCGCAGCCTTCGAGCCCTTGATGCCCATGATGATGAACGCCTGATCGAAGAAGAAGCCAAGCTCCTTACCGTGATCCTGCGCAAGCTCCATGCGCGCATCGAAGTGCGTCTGAAGGTCGTTCAGCATCGAACGGTTGTCGCGCGCGAGCACGACGGTATCGACGGTCAGCGAGACCTTGCCGAACGGGGTAGTCTCACCCTGCGGGCGAACGCCAGCGGTCAGTGCCTTCAGCGTGGTACGACCAACGCGGTTGTTCGTAATGGTATCCGTACCGCGAACAGAGCGAACCTTCGCGTACTGCCGCATGATAGCGGACTTCTTGAACTGGCTCTCGACTTCGCCGCCGTACTGTTCAAGAAGAAGATCGGTACCAACGTCAGAGAGATCGGGACCGGGAATTTCGTAAGACAATATTCTATCCTATAGGAAATGATACAGCGAAGTGCTTCGTGCTCTCCGCACTAGTCCGCTGTATCTCCTAATAGGGAGGTACAGCGTCTAGTCAGTATGTTCAGTGGGTTAGATGCCTGCGGCCTTACCGGCCCGGCGACGCGCATCGATAGCCTTAATTTCGGCCTGTGACGCACCGCGAGCATGCGCGGCCTTCAGCGTAGTGAGGTAGTCAGCGCGAGTAAGATGCGTACCGATAACCGTGCCCGTGCTGTCACCAACAGCGAGCTTGTTCGTACCGAGACCCTTCTTGTTCGGCGCAGCATTGTACATGCGCAGCAGTTCACGAGCGCCAGCCTCCGCACGGAAGCCGCCCTCGTCGATCATGCCACGGATCGCGTCGATCTGTGCTTTAACCTGCGGGTCCGCCTTCTCAGCAGCATGCGCCCAGTCTCGTACAGTCTTCCAGTTCTGCTCGCCGTTGAAGACTTCGTGCACCGCCTTGACGGATGCAGCCTGCTTCGCAGCGAGTGCAGTGTAGTGCGCCTCGACGCCCGCCATAACGAGCGTAGCCTTGTCCTTACCGAGCTTGGCTTCGAGACCCTTAACGTCAACGTCCTTCAGGTCGCCTGACTTGAGAGCCTTCTCGAAGAAGCCGTTCGCTTCGTTAGGACCGATGCCTGCTTCCTTGAGCAGGTTCACAGCAGCGGCAGCAGCCGGGCTGTCGGAGAAGTCTACGTAGTCCTTGAGCGGACCAGCGGCTTCCTTCTCGTCAGCAGCCTTCTTGTCGGCCGCAGCCTTAGCAGTCGCTTCAGCCGCCGCCTTATCTTCGGCAGTCGGTGCGGGCTCGTCTTTGTTCGTACCGTGCTCCTCGTCCATACCTTCCGGCTTGTCCTTCTTCGGAGCAGGCTTCGGAGGTTCGTTCGAGGGGGCCGCAGGAGCCTTGGGAATGCCGTCACCAGAAGTGATAGCACCCGCATCAAGGTTCTCAGTGGTAGCGCCCTGTGCGGCCAGTGCCTTGTCAGTGGCGGTAGCTTCAGTCGTCATGCAGTCTGTGATCCTTGTACTGCTACCTTACCGGCCTCTTGGGCAACGGCTCCGGCAGCTTTGTATTGTTCTTGTGCAGCTAGCTGCTGTTGCTGCTGCTGGTCTCGCTGTGTGAGTTCGTCCTGAGTGAACAGGAACTTCGAGTACTCGACTTGAAGGTTCGTAGCGGTGTACGCGGCGAACTTCAGCGGGTTGATAACCGCGCGTACGTCGTCAGGCACGTTGTTCAGTAGACCAAGCGAGTTGATCCACTGCACCACGTTCTCAAGCTCTCCCTGTCGAGAGAGGCTATCCATGCCAGTGATGATCTGCGGCTTGATGCCCTGCTCAAGTCCTGTGAACTTGATATGGTCGAGCGTGATGTACGCAGTCGGCTTCTGCCATTGCAGGGCCAGCCGCGAGTAGATACCACCCACAGACATTTCGAGTTCATTCGCCTGCATCCTGATCTCTTCAGCCGTCACGCGCTCTGCACTACGAGTTAGTGTAGAGTTCAGCAGGAACGCTTGCGCGATCTGCTTCTCGTAACGCTCGATCATGGTGACGATGAAGTTCGCGTCGTTAGCCTTGTTCAATTGAACAGCTACAACGTCGCCTTCCTTGCCACTGTGATACGAACCGGCATCAGAGTTATTCAGTGCAGCAACATCCACGAGCGACGCAGGGTTCACTAGGAACTTGATGTCGCCCATGATCGCAGCCAGATTAATCAGCGACTGCGTGAGAACCTCGATCGCGTGGAATGCACCAGCGTAGTCCTCGACCAGTCCTCGTCCGTAGTCCTCGCCGCGAACAAGCGTCCACGTCAGAGGTATCCACGGAAGAACATCGCGGGGCCAGCTAGCGCCTTTCGTATCGAGTTCAACGTGACCAGCTTCCTGCTTCGCGTAGAACTTACCATCCTCATGCAGCTTGATCTGCGTGTAGACAGTAACGTCAGAGCTATCTTCGTACGTCTCATTCTTAGCCGTGCGAAGCAATGCCTGCACTTCAGGATGAAACGTCTCGAACGCCTTGCACTCGCGCGTCATGATCTCGATGACTACGCCGCTAAGATCGCGGACAACACAGTAGTCACGAAGATTGAATACCTGTACAGGCTTCCCTTCAGGGTGATACATCAGAGCGTTGCCTGTCGTGATAAGCAACTGCGCAGCGCTCGTTGCCTGCGGACGGTACGCAACCATGTCAAGGTATTCCATCGCTTCGCGCTCAGTGGCGTTAAGCTCTGCATCAACCTTGCTGGTTAGTTCAGCGACTTGCGCAGGGTCAGCGTTCTGCGATATAGCCTTGATCTTCTTCTGTTGCGTTGCGCTGAGTGACAGACGGAAGAACGGTCCTTGCGGACGGAACAGAGTGGTGACAACTTTGTTGGACAGATGGTTCACTGAGCGTGCACCGATGCTGTCATTGCTCAGTTGTCGTTCAGCAGAGTCCTCCGTCATTGTCTCGAAGGGAAACAGAAACGGTAACGTCCATCGAGCGTACTGTTCGCTGCGAAGCTTCAGGCTAGTCTTCTTACCGTCCAGCTTATCCCACCGCTGATGAAGCGTGCCGATCGGTGCGGAGGTCTTAGCCATTACAGGCCGAGCCCACCCTTACCGAGGCCACCGAGCGGCTTACCGAACACACGCTTCTCAGTGAAGCCTGCGTAGTCCGGAGTAGCAGTCGTTCCCGGCTTGGCCGTAGTGTCTCCAACCTTAACGTCTGCACCGGGAGTGCGTGCAGTGGTTGGTGCAGTCGGCATGACTACCGGAGGCGGGGCAGGAGTATCATTCTTGCCGCCACCGAACAGCGCCGCAGCGCCGCCGAGTGCCGCCATACCGATTGTAATCGGGTCGCACAAATTAATTGATCCTTTTAGATACGGTGTTGGCCTCGCGCGTGTAGCCAAGCCGCTCGTACAGTCTCAGTGTCCTCTCGGTGTTAACGTGTGTACTGGTGCCCGCGCGTACGTGAATGCAATTCAGACGCTGAGCGTCTTTCTCGAACTGCTTAATCAGTCGTGGTGCTAGGCTAGTGCCGCGATATTCAGGGAGGATGTAGAGCAAGAGTTCGTAGGCATTCAGTTCATTGTCGTACCAAGTACGATTGGCTAAGCCGAACATGAAGCCGCGAAGATCGCTGTCTATGCACCCGATGAAATTGGGCTGCTCAATCATAGAGGCGAGTGTCGTACTAACGTATTGTTCGTCGGGCTGCACCTTGTTGTAGTGCGGGCTCTCGACATGCAACGCGAGAAGCATTTCGATGATAAGGCCGATGTCTTCGGCCTTGATTGGACGAAGCATTACGTCCCCAGTTTTACGATGGCTCCATTTGGTTGCACCTGCCTGATAGCAGCGGCATCACCTGTTACGGTGCGTCCACTACGCGCATGATGCTTGATCCACTCGACAACCTTCTGTTCACCTACTGACTGCATCAACGCATCACGATCGAAGCCCGGCCCAACCTCGAAAGGTCGGAAGGCTTTACTCAGTGCGTCGATGAACTCTTCGGAGACAGGCGGGATCGTCAGCGCTCCTACGAACGCGGGCATTGTACTGGGTGCATGATCGCCTCGTACAAGCCAGCCTCGCGCAGAAACCTATCTAAGGTATCTGGCAGAGGCTGGCCCATAGCGACGAAACGAATTGCTTCTTCCAGTTTGTCCTCGTCGGACAAATCTGCGTAGCTCAATAGTCGTTCCTTGAAATAGTTCTTTTATCTAATAGGGAGGAACTTACCCGAAGAAGTACGCGCTCTGCTTGACGCTCGTAATATCGAGCGTGCCATACGCAGGCAGTTCGGGAAGCTCAAACTCCGTGTCTTCGTACTGCGCAGCCAATGCGCGCAACGGATCGTGACGCTCGTAAAGCTCAACGAATGTCTCTCGGATGATCTCGTGCAGTCGCTCAGTATCAGCAGCGTGCGTACCGAAGTCATCATGGATGAAGGCGAGCGGCAAGATGCCCTCCGCCTTACACTGTCGAACAACCGCCCGCATGTGAGCCGCGTCTTGCGAGTGAACGAAGTTAGGCGACACAGCGTTGCGCTGCCGGTTCTTGTCGATCTCATCAGTGAAACTACCGATGCGAAGCTGGAAACGTCCACCGAGTTGCGTGTCGATCTTCGACGACGTGATAACTCGCGTTCCCTGATACACTGGGAAGCCGTCAGCGGCCTTCCACGTGATCGGCTCGTTGCCCTTGGACAGAACACCGGCGCACTTCTGAAGCCAACCCATCGCGTCCCTAGCGGCGACAACCACCTCTCCAATCGCCTTCCACAAATGCGGAGTAAGCCAGCACGCGGCTTTGAAGTTGCCGGGGAAGTGTTCGCGGTCGGTCTCCATGATGTACTCGAAGATGTACTTCGTGCACGACTGTCGTGTTGATCCGTACGGCAGTGTCATCACCGGCCGCTTGGCGCACTTGCGAGGGATCGTGCCCTTGCCGTGCTTGTCGATGAACTCTATCCAGAGCTTCAGCCAGTCTATGTCTGCGGTAATCGGCTCCGTGTTACGCAGTGCCTTCGTACAGACAGAAGCTACCGCTGTGTAGATGTCAGCAGGTACAGCGGCAGGAACAAGGTTCGTTGCAGCGCCTCCAACTGCGTCTCTAAGCATTGCAGAGAAGTGCTGTAGTCCGTTGCACGTTCCGTCGAGACCATTGGCATTATGCGAGACGAACTTGTCTGCTCCGACGCCGAGTGCATCGAGAGCGAGTGCGTCTCTGTACTCGAACAACCATGCGAGGAACTGCCAAGGCTTGTCTGCGTTGGCCCACACGTCGGTATGGCTGAGCGGATCGTTCGCTGCTCGTACGAAGAACTCTTTGTTCTCGTCAACCCACTTCACCCTGTCATCGTAACTTATCTTGTCGTTACCGAACTTGTTCGCTCCTGTAACTCGGAACCAGTACCAGCCCTTAACGCCAAGCTGCTTACCGACATACGGTCGCAACAGTCCCTTGGCGATGTCTGAGCCTTGAGGATTGAAGCCCGCTGTAGTGGGATAAAATCGTCCACGACTATCAGCGTACCAGACGTACCAGAAAGCTTCCTTGTGTTGGTACTCGCTTGCGAGCCTGATGATACGCGCAGTCTGGAATGACTTGCTTCGTCGCTCCTTCTCTTGCGTGTGTATCTCTGCGGCTTCGTGCTTCCAGTCAGTGAGCTTCTCCTGTTCTTCAGGCGTTAGCTCTGTGTCGCGCTTCGCAACAGGGCTAGGTGGAATTTCCAACGGGTCTTTCTGCGGCATACCGATGCGCAGGTTCTTATTCCAGCACTGTACGACAACCGCGAGCACTTCGTTGTTCACCGTCCACTGCACAGCCTGCAAGGCGTTCAGCGCCTCTGCGGTCAAGCTCAGATCGCCAGCAACAACATGCTGCCGGTGCCGCTTGCCGCTCGTCTTAATCATCGGCGTTGATTGCCGAAGCTCCGGGCTGTAGTAGCCGCCTTGGTTCAACGCGGTCCAATCGTCCGGTTGAATGATGCATGGCATTTTATCGGGGAAGAGAAACTTGGAGAACTCTTTGTGGTCCTCGATCCACTTCTTCGCGCTGTCGGTCGGCACCAGCAACGTACGTGTCTTGCCGTGCTGGTTGAACTGACGCTTCTCCATCAGGTCCGTGTTCGTCAGTACAACGTCCACAAGCTTCATGCCTACTTCAGCACGCTCTGCGACGGTCCACTCGATCCACTCGTCTGCAAGCTCGTTCGCCTTGTGCGTCAGTACACGGTGCATGTAGCGATAGTCCTTCGTACCCTTGCGGGCGAAGTCCTTCTTGATCGCTGCGTAGTAGTCACCATGGAGTTCTTGGAAGCGTGAGAACCGTACCTCGTCCTCGATCATGCGTCCGATGCGTGTAGCGATGCCTGCAAGCGGTGCCTCGTGAGTGAACGAGTTGAACACCGCTTGCATAGCCAGGTACATCGCCTTGTCCGGTGCAACGCGCTTCAACAGTACGCGAACCTTACCGTGCTTACCGGGCTTGTCAGTATCAACGAAAGAGGTCAGCGCCTCGATAAGAGGCTGCATGAACTCTTGCAGTAGTCTGTTGGCGTACGATGTCTGTGCGCCACGTCCTTTCTCTTCTGCTTCCTTTGTAGTGCGGTCGTAATACTCAGCACCCTTGAGGACCATGTTACGTTCGAGTTCAAGCTGATCGTCAATCGTTTGCATTTTATTTATTGGGCCTTCGCCTTTAGTTCAGTGCGCCGTGTTCGCGCTTTCTTGTTTCTTCGCACACGCTTCTCATCCTCTGTCTTGTGCAGTGGATGGTACAACCCGGTCTGGTTCGTCTCGTGACGTATCCAGTACAGAATTACCCTGCCAAGAAAATCCTTGACCGGCATAGTACGTTTTGCGCGATTTGCGAGGTTGAATATCTTTCCTTCGATGCCGTTGCAATTGCGACACAACACACCCCGTATTAGTCCGGAACGGTGATCGTGATCCAAGCATGACGTTGCAACGCTAAGCGGCTCCGGGCAGAGGCAGCATTTGTATTCCTGCTTCGCCAACAGAGCAGCTTTTACAATCGGTATCTCTGCGGTCTTGATCCTACGGTGCGCCGTAACCATAGGACCGATGCTTGATGTAGTGATCGAGCCACCACTTAGGAGGATGGATGCCGATCTCATTCAGAGCACGGCGCAACATGCGCCGCACTCGTCTCTTGTCCACGTCGCCAGCGAAGGCGAAGCGTGAGTGGTTACGCTTGTTCTCGAAGTCGCACCAAGGCACCATGACGATGATGCCGTTCTTGTACCTCATGCCGCTGCACACTCACGCCAGTAGTTAAGCACACAGTTTGCATCTGCGGCTTGCTGTCGCATCCAGAGCAGTTGCCCTTCAGAAGCGAACGCCTTGCCCCACGACACAGGATCACCTGTCTTGTGGTGCGTGAAGCCTTCGCTCTCGCCGTACCGGCGATACATATTCTTGATCGTGTGATACGCGGTTCGAGGATTGTCGATCATGTCGAGGATCAGGATGGCAGTAGCAGGACCGCACTGACCAGACGTACGTTCGTCGAGTACCTTCTGAGCCTTCTCCTTCTTTACATCGCTCGCGCTCTCGTCTTCGAGAACTTCACGCGCCTTCAGGATCGCCTTGGTAGGCTTGATCGCGTTCATGACGTGACCGGGGATCGCAGGCAGTCCACTGATGTTGTCTGCTGTGTCACCGATCAGCATCTGCGCCCAAAAGAACTTGTGACCGTAGCCCTTGATCTGCTTCACGCTCCCGCTAGGCGTCGTGCGCTCAACGAGATTGACTTCACCGAAGTCATCCTCACCGTTCCACGTGTCCGTAATCTGTCCTGTCTTCCAGTCCAGATGCAGGCCGGGGACCATGTTCAGGTCTTTGTCCTTAGATGCGATGATGCTCAGGTTGCGCTCACCCTTGGCGATAGCTGCGTACTGCGCAGACGACATACCGTCGTCGGCTTCGCAGAACTGATGCAGCGTGCCGGGGTATCGCTTGACGAGCCACTCGCGCATGATGCCGAGGTATCGCGGCTTAGGCTTGTCAACGCGGTTCCCTTGGTACTCTTTCAGTACCGCTAGGTCGTATCGTCCTCCCTTGTTCGAGGTCGATGGCGTAAGATGGAGATGCACATGCTGAGCGCCAGCCAAGCCACGAAGATTATCAACAGCCACTTCGGCGTTGTGTTGCATGTCTTCGTACGTCTTGTCTGACGTTCCGTCTGCGCTCTCTGCTGTGACTTGGTATGCGAGGAAGTCTGCATCCACATGGACCGTGCGTCCAGCAACGGTCGGCGGAAACTCGATAGCTTCAGCCTCATGGGCTAAGCCGTCGAGGTCCGCCAGTTCGATACCGTTGACCTTCACTTAGACGAGGCCGAGAGCCGCGAGCGCGTCGTCAGCAGGAGCCGCAGCCTTCGCGGCGGCCTTCGGTGCCGCAGCAGCCTTGGGCTTCTCCACGGTCTTCGCAGCAGCCTTGGGAGCGGGCTTCTCAACCGGCTTCTCGACGACTACTTCTTCGACCGTCTCTTCCGGCTGCTCGTCGGTCGGCAGATCGGCAACGCCACCGAGCAGAGCTTCGAGCGGGGAGCCGACGTAGTTCTTTGCGGACAGGATGCTCTCCTGAAGCCAGTTCTTGCTGACTTCCTCTTCAGCGCCGCCGTCCTTCTTGACGGTGCGAGTGCCGTCGATGAACAGGCTATCCCACGTTTCCTTGGTCGGGTTGTTGAACAGGAACAGACGGAGCGGGCTGATCGCCTCACGAACCGGAACAGCAGTCTTGGTGCCTTCCAGCGGGTCCGTAACGAACGGGGCGCTGATGCCGTACACGCCGTCGTTGTCGAGGTTCACGTACGTCTTCTTCGTACCTTCCTTCTCGACGACGTTGTGATAGATGTTGATGATGAACGCCTCACCGAGCATCTGAGCCATGTGCTTGATGCTGTCGCGACCGTAGGTCATAGCGCCGAACAGCTTCTTGAACTTGGCCTTGTCGCTCAGCTTCTTGGAAATACGGATCGACACGCGGTCGGCGCGCACGCGCTGCTCGCCCTCGTGCTCGTACTCCTTGATGTTCTTCTTGGGATGCAGAAGCTCGAACGTCAGGCGCAGATAGTCCGCGTCGGGCTTCTTCTTGCCCTTGAACTCACCGCCGTCATGCTTGCCGAGTTCGATGTACTCGATGAAGCGGCCGACTGTGACACCAGCTTCGGGCGGGTCGTTGTCGAACGTGGTGACTTGAACTTCGGTCTGGTCTTCGGCCTCCGCAGCCATCGCTGCGAGTTCTGCAATGCTCAATGCTTTGGTCATGTAGTCTCCTTCTTTGGCTTAATGCCAGTGGGATAGCTTGTTCATGTTTGGTCCGTACTCGACTTCCACCGGGAACGGCACAGTGATGTTCATGCCGTAACGCTCGTTGTAGAACTCAGGGATACTTTCCATGATGCGCTTCTTGTCCGCAGCGACTTGATCGCGGACAGTCTTGTGTGTGTCAGTCCATACGCAGTCGTGCACGGTGTTCACGAGGAACGCCTTGCCGCCGTAGTTGTCGTTCGAGACGAAGTGTCGCCAGAGCCGTCCGCACATTGCCTGCACGAACTCTCCGCCTGTGCCTTGCACAGGGTAGTTCTTCATTTCAGGAGGATTGAACGTATCGAGCTTACCGCGCTTCCGTGCATACTCAGGCGCATCGTAGCTACGCCATGTGTACAGAGTTCCTGTAGGAGCAGCCCAGTATCCGCGTCGGTAAGTCTTCCACTTGCCATCGTCTCCAAGAGCATGGAAAGGCTCTGCTGATTTGATGACAGAGGTTTCGACTGCGGCGTTGAAAACAACAACGCCGGGATACATCGCATCTTCCGCTTGCATGAGTGCTTGAGTTTCCTCAAGGCTCATACCAGTCTCTTCCGCAATAGTCGCAGCGCCTGCTCCGTACGCTCGCTGGAAGCTGAAGATTTTGCACTTCGTTCGTTCCTTCTTCCCCGCCTTGTAGTCCGGGTGGTCTTCGTTCTTGCACCAATCGAGTGCATACTCGTATGTCACTTCGGGACGGGTGGAACACAATTTGGCTGCCACACGCTTGCAGTGGAAGTCCACCTTGTTCCGTAAGTCTTCGCATAGTTGTTCGTCTTCCGTCAGTACGCCTTGCACCACGACTTCAAGCTGGCTGTAGTCAGCCTCGATCATTTCGCCGTCGTCACCGAACCGGCTAACGAACATCGCCTTCACTTCGGACTTGTCGCCGCGTGGAAGGTTCTGCCCGTTCGGATCGGATGACGAGAGACGAGACGTTACCGTGCTCGTGTGGTTCAGCTTGTGGTGGATCATGTGGTCGCGCGTCTGAACGCACGTCAGCATTCCAGTCCACTCGCCCTTGGCGTCTTGCTTGGCGTAGTACGTGCCGATCTCTTTATCGAGCTTCTGCTTCGAGCGCAGAGCCTTCACGAACGGAATGTTACGCAGAGCTAGCTCAACGATGATCTCGCCGCTCGTGCTGTAGATCGGAGCGCCGTAGCCGTCGTTGTTCTTCGTGGCCCACGCTTCCTTCGGCTCAGTGGCGCGAGGGAACGTGTAGAAGAAGTCTTGGTACTTGGTCTTGATCTCGCCGGGCACGTCCACTTTCTTGAACTTACCCATGCCCTTCTTCTTACCGGACACGTATTGATCTTGGTTCTGACACAAGCCAGTACCGTCGTGCCAAAGCACCGTGTTTGGATCAACGGCATGACCGTTTATAATCGGCCAATCTTCCGTAGCCTTCTTGCGGGCGAACTCGCCGGTCGCCTCGTCAATGTACGGAGCCTGCTTCTCGTACTTCACAGTGCCGCCGAAGATCAGGCAGCTAACGTGCACGCGGCTTCCCCAGTTGAACTCGAACGGGCAGTCGGCCGGAACGAACGTATTAAGCTCAGCTTCCTGTGCAGCAAGATCAGCACGCAGCACCTTCAAGCGCCGCCCTGCTTCCTGAACGTCAACCTTTAGCCCGTTGAACTCCATTTCGGTAGTGGCGCAGAGACCGTCCATGCGGTCTTGGATCATTTTGATCTGGCCTTGCGCCACGGCCTTCTTGATCTGGCCGAGGAACACTAGCTCAGTGTTGCGGATGTCGCCGCCGTTCCGCTGTTCTTCTGGCGTGCCAACCAAGTAGTCGAGCAGCAAGTCTTCGGGTATCTCAGACGTTTTCACGCCTGCATCCCACAGAGCCTT